AGGCGTTCCAAAGTCTCATCTGCCAGGCTGACATTCGTTTCATAGAACAGATCCACCACGCGCCTGGAAAATTTCGGAATGAACAAAACCTCCACGTCTCCCACCTCCAATTTACGGCGGCGGAGGGAACCCGCCACGATCAGGCGATCAACCGAGGGCCTCAAGGCCCGGCACAATTCCGCCGCCACTTCCATGGCGGCCGCCCGGGGATATTTTTTCTTGTTGCTCATGGTCAATTGGATGGTGGCAACGGTTTGGTCCAGGCCGGAACATAAATCACAGATTGAACCCCCATTGTGCGGGCCTGATGGGTCAGTTTCACGGCGCATCCTCCTCCCGGATCTTCGCGCAGCTCTCAAAGCGTGTATACTCTTTCAGCAGCGTCAGATGGATATAGCCGGTCGGGCCGTTGCGTTGTTTGGCCACCAGCAGGTTGACCGGGATCCCGTCGTGCTCCGCCGCCAGATCATCATCCTCGGTCTCGGGCTTGTACAGCATCCCCACCAGGTCCGCATCCTGTTCGATGGATCCGGACTCGCGCAGATCCGAGAGGCGCGGTTTACGGCTCTTATCCTTTTCCAGTTCGCGGTTCAACTGGCTCAGGACAATGATCGGCACGCGGAGTTCCTTGGCCAGGGCTTTGAGGCCACCGGAAATTTCGGAAATCTCAATCTGGCGATTCTCCTTGCCCTTGCGACTGCTGGAGTTGAGCAACTGGAGGTAATCCACCACAAACAGCTTGATGCCGTGCTGTGCGTGCATCCGGCGCGCCCGCGCGCGGAGCTGGAGGATGGACAGGCCCGCGCTGTCATCTATATACAGAGGTGCACCATTGATGCGCGCGGAGGAGGCCATCAGCTTGGGGAAATCGGCCTCATTCATGAAGCCGTCGCGGATATTGCGCAGGTTCACCCGGCCCACGGAACACATCATGCGTAGGATCAGGCTCTCGCCGGGCATCTCCAAGCTGAACACGCCCACGGGCAACCGCAGATCCAGCGCCACATGTTCGGCGATGTTCATGGCCAGCGAGGTTTTGCCCATGCTCGGCCGGGCGGCGATGATGATCATCTCGCCCGGATGCAGGCCATCGGTCATTTGGTCCAGGTCCGTGAAGCCCGTGGCCAGGCCGCTGATCTCGCCCTGGCGATTGAACATGTGCTCAATGGTTACCAGCCCGGATTGCACCAGGTCGGAGAGTTTGCGCGTGCCGGATTGCGCGCGCGAATCGTTGACGTGGCTGATCTCCTTTTCCACCTCGTCCAGGAGCTGTTCCACGTCGCCCTCAAAATCATTCACCCGGCCCACCACGCCGGCACAGGTCTGGACCAGCCGGCGGAGCATGAATTTCTCGCGCACGATGCGGAGATAATAATCCAGATTGGCGGCGCTGGGCACGGCATCCTGAACCTGGCTCAAATACGCGATGCCCCCGATCTGCTCCAGGAGCTGACGATCCTTTAAGTGCTGTTGAACGGTGATTAAATCAATCGGCGTGCGCGCGTTGAACATCCCTGCCAGCGTTTCGTAAATGGTCTGATGCCGCAGATCGTAGAATGCGGCCTGGCCGTCATCCTTCAGGGATTCGACACATTGGCCGATGCAGGTATTGGGATCCACCAGGCAGCAACCCAGCACGCCCTGTTCGGCCTCCAGGCTATGCGGCGGCAACCGGTCGCAACTGGCCGGCGCGGTCGCGCGCACGCGGCGGGCGCGCTTCAGGTCAACTGGGGTGGATTCGTTCATAACTGCCATTTGCCCAGAAATTGCGATTTGATTTCCGATGCAATCCTTTCCATCCGCTGTTCAATTTCCCTGCGAAAGCTTGGGTGGGCAAAAAGCACCCCATCGGCCATAAACATCCGTGGAACATAACGGATGTTCTGTTCGCGCTGGGTCCACTTTGCCCGCTTGCGCTTGTTTTTCGTCCTCGGGAAACGAAATTGGATGCGTTCCACAACCGCCATTGAATAGAAAATTTTCATGATCGGTTAAACGCCGCTCTCCATGACCGCGTTTATGAGTAGGTGTCTCATGATTGCACCTCCAGCATCCCATCCTTGAACGCCCCCTTGACTCGCCCCCAATGCTCGACCAGCAACCACTCAAGGGCCATGCCAGGCTTTCCTGACAGGGATTTGAAAATGATCATCCCGCCGTATTGGACGTAATTGCCCGGCTTGGCGTTCTCCCACCCATTTGGATCTGACAGGCGATCCAATGCTTGTTGCGCCTCGCGTGCCAGTCGCTCAGCGGACGGCGGCCAGCCAGAACGCGTCCATTCAGCAAAGCTTTCATTGATCGGGATGGGCTCCCCCACTTCCCGGCACCAACGCCAACCCGCATCATGAAAGGCTTTGGCCAGCCGATCCCAGTCAGGGATGATGATTCCCGCCTTGACTGGCATAATCGGCCCTTTCAACGGCGGCACATCCGCCAGATCATAGCACCATTCAGCGTCACAGTTCATGATTCCACCTCGCTCTTCGCCTCGCCCAGGGATTTCTGGACCAAGGCTTCGATGTCATCATCATTCGCACGCACGACGGGTTTGTCGGCGCCGGAAACGATGTTGCAGCCGAGGCGTTGGAGCAGCTCGCGCGGGAGCTTTTTGAACGCGGTCTTGATGATGCTCACGGAGCGATCGAGAACCGTCTCCGCCTGTTTGGCCGGCAATAGCTTTTCAATGCGATCCACCAGGATGGTGGTCTCCGGCATGGTGATGGCATCCTGCTCCTTGACGAAGCCCACGATGATGCCGCTGAACTCCACGGTCTTGGGCTTTTTGAACAGGTCGCGACACGTCTCCAGATTGGCGACCAGGGTCGCGCGGGTACTGGCACAGGCGCCTTGCAGCTCGCGGATGGTTTGATCCAGCTCGCGCGTGGCGAGGCGGATGGTTTTCTGGCGCTCCTCAAATTTCCGGCGCAGTTTGGCACGGTCCTCGGCGAGCTGACGGCAGTTTTCGGCAATAATGGCTTGGCTCATGTTATTCTTTCGATGGTTGCTGCTGGATTGTGGCCCAGCGGCGGTTTTCAGATTCGATCAATTGCTGGACGTTCTCTTCGGCATCCTGGCTCTGGCAGGCTGCCAGCCGCGCTTCCAGTTCGCGCAGCCGGGCTAAATGTTGGGTTTCATCATTCATAATTCATCCTTCTTACTTGGCTGTTGGCAGTTCCGGGCAGGCCGCTTCATCCACGGCGCGGCGCATGGCCGCGAACCATTCCGCCGGGAGCATCTTGCGCGTGATGGGAGCCGGGATGAAGTTGCAAGCCAGATGCCCGCAGCGCGGACAGGCCACATTGGCTTGCGTGATCGCCTCATAACTCATGAAGACGACATCGTCGCAGTGATCGCAGAACCAATGGCCTTTGGCTTTCATTCGGGATATGGCGACGACAGCGCCGAGGTCTTGCGGCCTGCGCGGCGGGCATGGTAGGTTGTGAGGCTCATAAATTCACCCATTGCGCGGCCATGGCGGGTTAGTGGTAGCGGGCTCATATGCCATCACCATCAATGAATCCATGGCCGCACCATTGGCATATATCCCTCGTCAATTCGTTGTACCGGCAGCACTGCCAGCACTGCCAACAATTTGTCAGAATTGTTTTCATGGTTTCTCAGGTGACCTCAATTGCGGGTTGCAAATTTCAGGTTGCGGTTCAATTCCCGGCTCACCTTGGTGATGGCGGATTCCACGCGGTCCTGGGTGGCGGCCGTGTCGCGCTGCAAAAACTTCTGAAGCCGAGCGACCAGGCTGTAATGGCCGAAATTCGAGGCGGAATCCGCAATGAGCTTCAAGGCCGACGCGCGATCGGCGAATTGATCCTCGCCGAAGAACAGGCCGGCATCGGCTGGGGAGATGACGCTCACGCGCACCACTGCATGCGTGCGCCGGTCAATCTGATTGGCCTCGTCCGGGTAATAACGGTGCCAGGCCACATTGGCCAGGGGCGTGCAGGTGAGCACCAGCACCATCTTGGTGCGGTTCAGCAAGTCAATGAACAGGTTCAACGGATAGGTGGAAAGGAACCGGCCCTCCTCAATGAATACCAGGGTGGATTTCCGGCGCAGTTGATCCACGAGCGCGTCTTCAATGTCCGTGGACATGTCGTAGCGGAACTGGTTGAGCGGCTCGCCCAGGCGGATTTTCAATCCCGCGCAAATATCCTTCAGCACCGTCAGCTTGGCGCGCTGGCGCAGATCCCGCGTGGCCGGCTTCCAGGAATCCCGGCAATTGACGAAGCCCATGGAAAAATCGTTCTTGAGCTTTTTGGCCAGATGCTGAAACAGGAAGCTCTTGGAACCGCCCGTGGGGGCGATGTATTGGATGGCGCGCTCCGGGCTTTTCTTGTCGCGGCATTCCCGGGCGGCGATCGCCGTGGCCGCGAAATGCGAGAGGGGCAGAATCTTGACATCCTCCGACATCATCCGGCGCTGCTGGAGTTCAGGCAGTTCATCCATGAACTCCGCCAGCTCCCGCATCAGCGCCTCGGGATCTTCAATCTTGTTGAAGTAACTGGTTTTGCCCGCCTCCAAGGCATCCAGGATTTGGGAGAGCTTGCTCGGCGTGCCGATGCAGGAGGAACCAAACTCCGCGCAGAATTCCGCCTGGTTGGCACCGGACTCCTTTTGCAGGGCCAGCAAGGTGGCGCGCTGCGTTTCGTTCGGACTCCATTCGTTCTTTTTGTTACTCATATTTGGCCTTCGTTGATTTATTCGCGGCAGATGTCCTGGATCAGCCGCATTTCCGTGTTGGTGCTGCTATCCGCAATGTCCCGGATGCGATCCAATTTTTCAGAAGCAGACTGGCGGGTAAGTTGGATGAATGTGTTTTCCTCAATCTCGTCCTCCGACATGCCAGTCAGCGCGGCATGGGCGGCTTTGACATCCTCAAAGGTTTGAGTGTAGGCTCCCATGTGGTATCTCACATCAGGATTTTCCCGGATGCGTTTCAGGACGCCGCCCAATGCGGTCCTCGCCAGTTGGATGGTTTCCTTTTTGATTTCAGGAGGTGTGTCGATCATATTTGGCCTTCGTGTTGTTTGTTGCTGTTGGTTTGGAACTCGCGGGCAGACGCCCGCACTAAATTAGTCAAATTGGGTATCCGGCGCGGCGGTTTCGCGGGCCAGCAGGTCGCTGGTGCAATCGGGTTCGGCCTTGACCAGGACTGGCTCGGCGGCCAGGGGCTGGCCTTTGGCCACGGTGGCGTTGTGGGCGCAGCGGGCGATGTCCTCGCGGGTGATGGCGCCGGATAACTGGCGGGCATCGGCGATCAGCGGGGCCAGGGCCGCGCGCTTGGCGGCAAAGGCGGAATGCAGGGCGGAGGCATCGGTCCGTTCCACGCGACCGTAATTTTCGGCGCACCCGGCAAAGCTGCCGTCCGCGTTGTACAGCCACGCCTGGCGCGGATCCACAGGATTGACGCGCACCAGGTACTTGTCATCCTCGCGGAGCGGTTCCACCGTACCGCGGCCGTCGCGGCGGGTCAGACCGAACCGCAGCGGTTCATCCGGATCCACTTCGCTGCACTGCACTTCCAGCATGCCGCGCTTGACCGCCTTTTCCACCACGGGGCCGGATTCAATGCGGGCCATCATCACCGCGGCCACGGCCAGCGGCAGCTTGGTAAACCGCGCCGCCCCGCGCGCAAAGACTTCGGCCGGCGAAAGATTCCGCTCCCGCTTTAGCGCGGGATTGGCGGCCAGCACGGCCGCGAGCGCGGCCACATCATGCGGGGCAAACTCCAGCAATTTCTGTTCGGGTTGCCAGGCGGCGGCGAGCTGGGGACGCCATTCCGTGATCACATGCCCGCATTTCCGCCAGCCTTCCAGCGAATGGTCCGTGCGGCAATTGATCAATTCCACCAGGTCATGCAGCCGGGCGATGGCTTCCACATGATTCAGCATGCCGTGGCGGAGCAGATCGGCGCGCTCCAAGGGCAGCTTTTGGGCCAGCTTGATCAGCAGCTTCACATCGCGTTCCATCCCCGGCAATCCTTCAGGCATGGGCAGGCCGGATGAATACGATCCGGTCTGACCGGGAAATTCCAGCAGGCCGGCGGCGCGATTGCGCTGGAGGTTGAACCACGTTTCCAGCGGGGCTTTCCAGCGGGGGTTGCCGCCGCCCGGCCCAGTGAACAGGGCGGGAATGCCCGGACCGCCGCCGGCGGGGCCGCGATTGACGGTGATCGGGATCCCGAAATCGTGGAAAATCTGCTCAATCCATTCCGGCACATTGGCCGTGCCCTTTTCGCAGATGATCCCGGTACCGGCCGTGCGGTACCCAATGCCGGTGAACATGGCCACCAGCAGGAAAATCATTTCGCGGTTTTTCAACCCCTGCAACGCGCCCACTTCATCGCGGATCGCGGGCTTGTAACCGCGCATCACATTGGACCCGCTGAACAGGTCCAGCACATGGAATCCCAACAGCCGGCACGTCTGCGCAAACGCCGTGACTTTGAAATCCTCCCATGAATCGTCCAGGATCAGGAATTGTCCCGGCTCCAGCCCCACCCGCGTGGAGAGGATCATGGGGGCCAGCTGGCTGGCCGCACTGGGGCCGCGCTGGATCAGCCGGCGGGTGAATCGGGGCACGCGTTTCTTGGCCACCAATCGCAGATTGCCTTCGGTCCAGCCCTTGGGCACTCCGGCCACGGATTTGGGATCCGCCGGCGGCGGGGCATCATAGCCGGGAATGGCACAGCTGGCGTCGCCAGCGCGCCATTTATCCAGGCGGATGACGAGCTTGGTGTAGATGGACCGGAACTTATCGCGCTGGTTCAGCGCCCATTCCGAGGCCAGATAATCCACAAACGCAGCGGGCAATTGGGCTTGGGAAGGATTCTGCCAGGCTTTGCCGGCGATCGCGGAATCCACCAGCACCTTCCAATCGCCCGCCGCCTGCAAAAACTGCCGGTAAAGCTGATGCAATGAGGCCACGTTCATGCCGCGCACGCCTGCATTGGCGGCGGCCACGGCCTTGCAGCCGTCATTGATGCTGCCGGTCTGGGCCATGGCGTGGATCGTGCGCAGGGCGGCCAGGCGGCGTTGCACCACGAATTGCGCCCGCTCATTCAACGAAGCGAACAGGTCAATGTCACTGGCGATGTGGAATAGCTTCATATTGGGTCCAGCGCTGGTCAGCGTTCTGAGGTCCAAGTGGGTTGACCCTTGCGCGCCGTTAAAATGTCTTTAACGCGGTCGCTGGCGCCCTTCAGGATGGTTTGCAATTTCATCAGCGTGGCCGGGGACGTCCGTTCGGCGTTGTCTTCCATCAGCAGCATGTTCAGATCGCCGCAACACACCAGCGCGAGCTGATCATCGGCCTCGCCTTCCACAGTCTTGGTGGAATTGCCGCCGCGCTTGGCCCCGGGATTGGCGCCGGTGCTGCCGCCCTTGGCGATGCCCAGTTCCAGCATGAATTCCAACTGCCCCTTGCCATCCGTGCATTTGTGGGTGGCATCGCTGATCACTTTCATGTCCGCTTCGCCCCATTGGCTGGGCGGCAATTCCATCAGCTTGCGCAGCCGATCCTGCACCGGGAGCGATTTCCACTGCTTTTTGATCCCCTGCGCCATGTCGATCCAGCGGCGGGCAGTGTCATCACTGATGCCCGCCTCAGCCTTGCAGGCGTCGGCAAAAGTGGCTGCCTTGATCAAGACCGCATCGTGCGGTCTTGATCCTGATTTGCGGTCTCCGCCATGCTGAAAACCCTTCTTCAGCTCATGCAGGGTAAACCCGGCCATGACTTGGCAGGCCAGGCTGGCGTGTTGGAAGCGGGAGGCATCCTGGACCCAGCGGCGGACATCGTTCCAGGAGTTTTCCACCGGTAAACCGGGTTCAATTTTTTGGAGTGCTTGCATAGAAAAGTGTCAAGTGTTCAGTGTTCAGTGTTCAGCTCTGCAACCGGTGTTTCAGAAATTCCACCAGGCTGGCGCGGGAGATCCGGCCGGGGCCGAGCAATTGCAGTTCACCCGCCTTGATCAGCGCATGGACGATTTGATGCGAGCAGACCCATTCGCATTCCATCCGGCCGGTGCGCACGGCCTCGCCCTGGCCGATGATGCCCATGATCACTTGATCCAGGGTCAGCTTGGCGGCAATTTCCGGGGCAATCAGTTCGGTCGCGTAGAAGCGGAGATCGCGACGGGAATCCAAGTTCACGGCGATGTTGAAGGCCCAGCGAATCTGGCCATTGTCCACGCGCGCCAGAACGCTTTCCGCATCGCATTGCAGCGCCTGGCGCCAGGCCCCGATATCCACCATGACCGTGCGGACTTCCACATGGAGGGGCAACCGCGCCTGGCGGGGCACTGAACTTGAAACTGAACACGTGTCATTCATGGAGACTCCAATTGACTTTGTGGTCGCAGAGGAAGCAGGCCAAAAACCAGCAGCAAATCACCACCGGGATCCAGATCAGGGCCACGGCCACACAAGCCAGCAGGGCGATCAACCAGCGCTCCAGCTGATAGCAAAACAGCCGGACTTGCGCCGGGCGCTCGCGCCAGAGCTGCAGCAGCCAAGCCGCGCCCACGGCCAGGCCGATGGACACCAGCAGCAACGGCAGACACACCGCCAGGCGATCCACGACGGGGGCTAGGGCGTTCATTTGGCACCTCCGATTGCCTCTAGGACGTTGGCGGCATGTGCCTCAGCCACCGCCGACCGGGTGCGTGCCAGTGCGCGTTTATCGCGCTGTTTAGCGAGCCCGGCGGCCTTCTGGTCGGCCAATACTTTGCGCTGATTCGCGCCGCAGTTCATGCATGTGCCTAGGTGCCAGGTGTGATAGTGCTGTTTCATTGGCGTCCTTTGGAACTCGCAGGCGGGACGCCTGCGCTACGATGGGCCACCACGGCCATCACGTCGCTTAAGGCCACGCGGATATCGTCATGTCGGGAGCCCACGGCCGTGCGCGCGCGACGCTCGCACAATTCGCGCTCAGGGCCGGTCAACTGATAGGCATTCGCCGCCGAGTTGGCATGCGGCCCCCACAGCACGCCCTTGGGCGATGGCTGCGGAAACACCAGGATCACCCGCTTGGGCGCAAAGCCCGTTTCAGTCTTGCTCATTTGGAGGCTCCTTTCTTGGGGTGGCAGACTTTACCCGGTCTGCCAGCGGGCCTAGGTGCGCTGTGGGACGCTAAATTGGATTCCCCTTTGATGGCCTGAAACCGGGCGTTCACCGCCGACTGGATGCGCGATTCGCTGGCCCGGCTCAATTCAGGATCGCCTTTGGACAGGGCGAGCAACTCGCCCAGCTCCGCCGCCGTGGTGGCCATCTGGATTGCTTCGAGGTATTCGGCGGGTCTCATTGGGTACCTCCGTTATGGATGGTGGCAATTTCGGAGGCGTGGCGGGCAAACGTCTTGGTTTTGGCGCGGGTGTATGCCCGGTCAATTTCGCTGAAGGAGCGGTTGGTTTCGCTAGCCAATTGGTGCCAGTCGCGGTCCTGATTCGCCCAGACGAATGCTTCCAGTTTGGAGAGTTTCATGCAGCCTCCTTCCAGGCGTTGTAGCGCCTTAGCAGCGAATGGCTGGTGCGTTTGCCAGATAGCACCAGATATAGGTGATTGCGGTGAACCCCGAGGGTTTGCGCCGCAGTCATCAGCCCCGGAAAGCGCACTTGACGAAGTGGCTTTTTAAGGGATGCTTTAGTGTCGCGTTGCATGTGACTACTTTGCCACAAGTGTTCACAAGCGTCAACATGAAAGTGAACATTTGTGAACATTTCTCATAGACTCGAAAATTTGAGGCTCAAAATGAACTGGACGTGGGATGAGCTTGGAGCGCAACTCGACCTCAAAAGGTCAATGCTTCACTACGTCCGCAAGGGCGAGCGCAACATGAGTGATCTTTCGATTCACCGGCTTGAGGAACTTGAAAAAGCTGCCGGCATTGCGCTGGTGGCATCTGGTCCTTCTGACGCCCTATCCGGGGCTGATTCCAGTTCAACGGCGTATTTGGAGGATGCCTTTCTAGGCGAAGTCTCGGCGGAATTGCAAAACCTCCGGGAAGCCGTATTGGCTTTGGAGCGCAAATTGGGCGGCGTCAGGGCTGCGCGTGAAATTAATAAAATGCGGGTTCATCGCAAATTTGAGCCCACGCAGGTTGCCTCAGGGCGGCAGAGCTTAGACGAGATCAAGGCCCAAATGGATGTGGCCACTGCGATGCCAAGGCCATCTAGCGTTAGTGCGGTGGCTCGTGCGGAGGATGAACCGCTTTTGGCCGCCTTGGAAGAGGCTGAGCCTGCTTCTCCATCACGACGGCGGAAACCATGAGCTGCCGATTCCATCGTGCAAGTTTCTCTGCCTCGGCACGACGCCTTGCTGGAGTCCATAGCGCGGCCACCTTTTCTAGGGCGGGCTCTAAAATCACCGGACAAAACCCCTTTTTAATAGGCATAAACCCCTCCTTTAACTATGGCCGAAATCTTTGATTTTGGAAGTTGCCTGGCCACGGTCCTGCGCTTTACCGGCGTCCAGGTTGCCATTAGGGTCAAGGCTTCAAAGGCCCGATCCTGCCTCAACAACTGGATGAACTGCTTGTCTTTTTCCCATTCCATTCTATTTTTCATACGCATCCATCCTCTCATGGGAGGTTGGACATTAGCTGTCCAAGGTCCGATTTTTGATCAAAAACTTATTCACCGGATATGCACTGGTTTGAGTACATAATTGTGATCGTCGCCGTGCCTCTTCTGGTTTGGATGTTGATTGGCTGGCTCAAGGCGGATTATCGTTGGGAAGAGGAAAAGCGGCTTGACCGGCTGTATGGCGGAAAGTCGCCCGAAACAATCGAGCGGGAAAAAGCGTTGGCACTGCGGCGATGGAAAGGCAAAAATGAAAAATCAAAAACTCATGATTGATTGCGTCTGCGGTAAAGAAGTCAGCAGGGAGGCGGCCACGTGTCCGTCCTGTGGCCATCCCCTAAAGCACAAACAAAGCCTTGGTTATAATCTTGGGATATTGGTAATCGCCATAATCCTCATCCTCCTTGCGGTTGATGCGTGGATGCGCAGGTTGGGATAGGTAAATTCCCGGTCGTTGGGAATTTGGCAATGCGTCTCACGAGACGCATTTAAAAATAATTCGTGACAATTCCCAGCGTTCGCGGATAGAGTAATCCCCACACGGAGGCCAATTCGTCAGGCTTCCGTTTTCTTTTTTTACCCTCCCTTTCGATTCGGGTCGCGGTGACCTCACGTCTTTCTCCTGGCAGTGGCATGCTCGCGTCTGTGCAGGCCAATCGTCATCAACTCAGCAAATTTCCGGGTGGATTCCTCCAGCCCCGGCCGTCGCATGGGCTCCTTGACGAATTGGCCTTCGTGTACCCGTGCGGCGGTGTTTTTCGCCGCCATCAACCATCAACCATCAAATCATCCATGAAAAAAGTGTTCTGTGTTCAGTATTCAGTGTTCAGTCTGGCGCTCGCCGGGCTGTTGGCAATCTGCCAGCCGGCAGCGGCGCAAGTCGAGGCCACCTCCAGCAACGGGATCATCACCATCACCGGTACCACCACGAATTCGGTGACCACGATCCCGAATTTCTTCACCACGGCCATGGCGTGGGCCACGGTCATTGATACCAACTACACCTGGGCCGGTGTCGGGCTCCAGTTTGAGGATGGCTATGCCCAGGAAACCGGCCTCGGCGCCGCCGACTACGTGCGCGCCCAATATAACTTCGGCCGCTGGAACGTGGCCTTGGAAGGTCAATTCTTCGGCGTGGGGAGTTCCTTCAACGGATTCCTTGCGGGTGGCGGTTACGCCATCGTGCAGAAAGGGGATCTAAAGATCGAAGTCAATGGCCTGTTGGGTGAGCAGAAAGTCTCCGGATCCCGGGCGTTTGCGGCCCTGGGCGAAGTCAAGCTGACCAAGTTCATGACCAAGCTGACCTATATGACCATCGGCCTGGGTGTGCCCTATGTGCAAAACCAGACCTTTGACGGCACGCCGGTATTCCGCACCGGCTTCGGCTTCATCTTCTGACCAACGTGACGTTGGATCCAATTATTCACGAAATTTTAAACCATAAATGAGTACAGAGACCCAAGAAAAGGTTTGTCGGTGGTATCCGAAACAGGGTCGCGAGCAATGCGCATGCTCTCAAAAACCGTCAGCGCTGAACACTTGACACTTTCCGTGAACCTCAACGCCAAACAATTCGACCTGTGCAACGCCCGGGCCTGTGCCCGCGCCAGTGCCGATGCCTACCAGCGCACCACGATCTCCGTGACCGGCACGGACACGCACGCCCTGATTGTTGAATCTCCGGACTGCATCATCATCGCATTCCGTGGCTCGGTGAGCATTCGCAATTGGATCACGGATGCGGAGTTTGCGCGGGTGACCGTGTTGGCGGGTATGACGACAACGGTGAAGATCCACGCCGGATTCAATGCGGCGATGAACAGCATTTTGGTGCCATTGATCACGACCGTGCGCGGCAAGCGTGGCGAACTCCAGATGGACGGCGGCGCGCCATCACAAAAGCCCATCTTCCTCACTGGGCACAGCCTCGGCGGGGCATTGGCCGTTCTGGCCGCGATCGCCCTGCATCGCGCCGGATTCGAGATTACCCAGGTCTATACCTTCGGACAGCCGCGTGTGGGCAACTCAGATTTCAAGGACTGGTACAATCTCTATCTGGGCTGGCGCACATTCCGCATGGTTTACCAGGAGGATATCGTCCCGCGCATCCCGCACCTTCCGGCCTTTCGTGATCCCTACCGGCACGTGGGGCAGGAGGTGTTCGTTCCGAGCGTCAGCCCGGTTCAGACCATGGATGATCTCTGGTTCAACCCGCCGCTGTGGCGATTGCTGATGTCGGATATATGGGGACTTTACCGCGCCTGGCTGGTCTCCAAATTTGATGCCGCTCTGGATCCGGCCCGGGACCACCATGTCGGCAACTACACTGGCACGCTAGCGGCCATCATCAATCCACCCATCCAGCAATCCAACAATCCATCAATCCAGACGGATGATTCTCGCTGAAACCATCGCCAAAGACGTCAACTGGTCGCTCATTGCCTCCATTGTGATGGCCATTGTCTCCACGTTGATGTGGTGGGACGCGCGCAAAAACAAGAGCGTGCAAATCAGCGGCCAGGTCACGGGCACACCGCCGGATAATTCCATTTTGGCGCGCGACATGAAATCCCTCAATCACCGGGTGCGCGCGCTGGAGAATTGGCGCGCGCAGCTCATCTCCAAGCTGGATGATGACAAAACCGAGGTGCTGGCCGCGGGCGAGGATCGCGCCCGGCGGACCTATGGCCATGTGGATGACGTGCGCAAGGAGCTGGCCGGCAAGCTGGACGGGATGCCCTCGCGCATCATCGCCGATCTCCGCAACGCAAAGGGTCTGCTGGACTGAACCCATCAATCCATCATCCAATAATCCATTTCCCTCATGATTGAACGCGACATCAAACAATTCATCCTGAAGGCGCTCTTGCGCGCCAAGGATCAACCCATCAATGACGACACGCTCAAGGGGCTCGTGCGCGCTGCGTTCCGGCATGTGGCGCTCACCGATGCGGATCTGACCCAATGGATCAAGGAGCTGGAGGAATCCGGCATCCTCACGGGCACGAACGATGACGTGTTCGGCCTGAACTGGACCCTATCCCTGGCGGGCAAAGCCAAAGCCCAGCAAATCAAGTGAATGAGCGCCAACCAACCCAACGCAGAAATCATGGCCGTGCTGGAAGCCCACCGGCTGGATTGGCAGACCTTCAGCGAACTGCGCTCGGACAGTTACGAGCAAAAACTCGCGGCGGATTCGCCCGAAAAGCTGGATGCGTTTTACTCGCTCTTGTTTGCGCCGGGATTGTCGCTGGCGCAGATTGCGGCGCAATGCCCGGCGTGGCCAGGTGGGACCAAAAACGAGGGGGCACAGCCGACGCAGCGACTGTTATCCGAAGTGGCCACGCGCTGGAATGGGTTGCGGACGCTGGATGTGGTGGATCAAGTCTCCACACTGATGGAGAAGTTCAAAACCAAGATGGCTGGCCTGCCCAATGCGGCCACGGACAATGTGACCGATGGCCTGCTGGGCATGTTGTCGCAGGAATTGATGACCGCGAAACTGGAGGGAACCAGCCTCAGCCAACAAACGCGCGCGCTGGCACAGCTTTTGAAGAAACAGAAGCTCAACCAGGATCAGCAGGAACTGGATCTGGCGCGGGACAAATTCGAGTTCGACGCGGCCAAGCTGGCCTTGGCAGCGGTGACCAGGCTAAAGACGATCTCGGCCAGCAAGCTGACGGATGTCGAGAAGATAGATCAGGCCCGCCGGGCGCTGTTTGGGGCATTGCCCGAGGACCAGCGTGTCGCTGGACCCCAATTATGAAATCCCCCAAAGCCAAGCCGGTGGGCTTCCGCCGGTACCAGAAGCCGATCTTCAATGATCGCGCCCTGGGCATCATCCTGCTGCACTGGTCCCGGCAGATCGGCAAGTCCTTCACCCTGGCATCGTGGGCGGTGGATCGCATCCTCGACAAGCTCAAGACGAATGATTCGTGGTTAGTGACCGTCCTTTCCAACTCGCGGGACAACGGCGCAGAGTTCGTGATCAAAGCTCAAGAGGTTTGCAACAAGCTCGGGATATATATGCAGACCAGCGACGATTCTCCCGACCTGGTCTATGACAACATGAAGATGGAGGTCAGGATTACCGTTGAGATCAACGGCATCAAGCGCACCGGCCGCATCAAAGTGCTGGCGGCCAATCCGCGCACGGCGCGCGGTTTCAGCGGTGATTTGATCCTGGACGAATTTGCCTTCCACGAAAACAGTGCGGCCATTTGGGAAGCGGCCGAGCCGATCCTCTCCAGCAACCCCGAATTCCTCTGCCGCATCTCCAGCACGGGCAACGGCAAGCACAATATGTTTTTCCGCATGGCCAGCGGGGCGGGTCCGAATGACGGCACCCTGTTCAAGAGCACCGCCGGCTTCATGGTTTGCCGGGTCACGCGCACGGAAGCCTGGAAGATGGGCGTGAAGATATATGACGCCAACACACGTGCCCCGATCACTCCCGACCAGGCGCGGGCGGCCGCCCTGGACAAGCGGGCCTATGACCAAAATTACGAATGTGCCTTTAACGATGAAAACATGTGCCTGCTCACCAATGAGCTGATCCAGCAAGCCATGCGCGAGGGCATTCCGATTGATGAACAGGCTTGGTCAGCGGTGAGCATCGCGCGCATGTTTCGCGCTGAGGGCAATCTATATCTCGGCCAGGATGTGGGTCGCAATCATGACTTGAGCGTGCAGGTGGTGGGCGAAAAGCGCGACAACGAATTGAAAGTCATCGCCATGTTGCGCATGGCGGGGATGCGGTTGCCCGATCAGCAGCGGCAACTGGAGATCGTGGGCAAGATGCCCCGCTTTCGCGAGGGTTGCATTGATATGACCGGCCTGGGCCTGGGCCTGGTTGAGTACGCCCAGGAAGAATCCTGGGGCCGAACCAAAATCCGGGGCATCAATTTTGCCACCACCGAACCCATCAATGATTTCATCCTGTCGGAAGGCCGCAAAGCGCCCACGGCGCGCGTGACTGAAAACATGGCCACGGCCACCCTGAAACGGTTTGAGGACAAAACCGTCACGTTCGAGGTGGAGCTGGATACCAACGCCATTGAAGATTTGCGCAAGCCCGAACGCATCACCAGCCCGGGCGGCCGCACCAGTATCGCTGCGGTCCGGGATGAGGCGGGCCATGCAGATCATTTCTGGGGCGTCTGCCTCATGATCCGGGCAGCGGAATCCAGCTCTGCCCCGGTGGCCTTTGCGAAATGCAGCATCACCCAATCCACTGTCGGCAAGATGGGTCTGGGCAAGGTGAAAGGAATGTCAATTTTATGATTTCACGTATCACGCCGGGAATGCCCCAGGAGCGTTTTGGGGGTATAATGTGCCGTCCTCGCCTCCAAGGGCGGTTGTTTAAGCCATTTAAGCCGGGTTCCGGGCATCCTGGTGGCATGGTTGCACCCCGCCTTGCACCCCAATCGGCAATCAGCAATCGGCAATCGGCAATTTTATGAACCCCTCCGGCATCTCTTTGTTCAACCAAGCCAGGATCGAATGGGCCATCCGGCTCAAATATTCGCCCATGCCGTCCCTGGACATGGACGTTCTGTCTGGCCAGTTGAATGCCTTCCGGATCGGGGATTTCCGCCAGATCGGCAAGACTTGGGAAGTGATGATGGAGCGCGATGGGGAACTGGCGGTCAATTCCGACAAGCGCAAGGCCGATGCGGCCGGCCTGGAATGGCAGATTGTCAGCGACGGCTCGCCGGATGGCGACCGCCACGCGGCCAGCCTGCAGTATTGCTACGAGAATCTCACGGCCACGGAGGCGCTCGACCAGGATGTGACCGGCGGCGCAGATGAGCTGATCTACCAGGTGGCCTCCGCGATTGACTATAAATACAGCATCCATGAAATGCTCTTGCGTGTGGACAATGCGGCCGCGCGCGAGGTGACGGCGGAATTCCGGCACACGCCGCTGTGGTTCTTTGAGGCCCGGCGCGGGTATCTCGGTTACATGCCGCACATTTTTGATTTGTACGGCATTCCCTGCATCCAGGGCGAATGGCTCACGGCCGTCAACATCGGCTGGATGCGGCCACTCTCCATGGCTTATGCCATGAAGATGTTCCCATTGCGCGACTGGCTGCTGTTCTGCGCGCGCTACGGCAGTGGCTTTCTGGACGCCACCACGGATGCGCAGGTCAACTCACCGGAATGGGATCAGGCGCAAGAGGCGCTGAACACCCTGGCCAATGACGGCGCGGTCTTGCACAACGCCGGCGTCAAGTTTGAGTTCCTGGAGCAGTCCGCGCGCAATTCGCTGCCGTTTCATCCCATCGTGGAAATGATCAACGGGCTGTATGCCAAGTGCTATCGCGGCGTGGATCTAGCCACCGGCTCGCGCGGCGCGGCCTCGGGCGAGGGTGGCACCAGCGGCGGATCCGGCAAAGCCCCTGTGGGCGCCTCGGTGCAAAAAGAGGAATCCGGCATTTTCCTGGTCAAAGACGCCAAATGGGTTACCGGCGTCTTCAATGAGCGCGTGGATCGCCCGATCATTCGCTACCTGTACAATCAGGAGCCGCGCGCATGGTTCGTGCTGATGCCGCCGCTGAATGACACCAGCGGACAGGACCTGGCCGCGCTGCAAGGGTTGGTGCCGATGGGCTTCAAGGTGATGTTAAAGGAGGTTTACAAACGGTTCCGCTGGTCGGTGCCGGAAGTGGGTGAGCCGTGCCTGGCTGCTCCTGCCCCGCCGCCAGCCCCCGGGATTAATGGATCAATGGATGATGGATTGGCGGGCAAGGCAAAGCCGGCGGCGTCCGACGAAGATTCCCCCCAACCATCCAAAAATCCACCAATCCAAAAATCCACGCCCCCGGCGGCCGTGGATGCGGCTGGTGAAGAAACCGACCCGCTGTTGAAGGGCGAGGAAAAGACGGCCGCGACCGCGCCGTCCCGGGTGCCAGAGAATACGCCCATTGGCGCGGGGGCGGATCCCCGGCGCAATCCTGGTCTGGCCAGGCCTGGCAATCCTTACTATGCGCAAACGGCCTCGCGCCAGATGCCCATTCCCACAAATCGGCAGGGCCAGCCCCAGGTGAACGATTCCGCCGCCTGGAGCGTCGCCGGCCTGCAATCGCCGGCGCTGGGCTATTCAATTCCCAATAGTGACGAGGGCATCATCCGAGTTCCCATTTCCCATCTGGAAACCCTCACGGCTGTCGGCTTGGGCAATTCGCGAGCTGCCCAGGCATTACGACGGTCGGTGAAACTCGCGGGCCAGAGGCCCGCGCCACTATCCCTCGGCAATTCCAGTGAGCCCATCGTTCAATTGCGCACGGCCCATGTGGACGATCTCGCCCCGGTGCGCCACGCCCTGGCCGCGATTGAAAACATCTCCGACGATGCGCTGTTCGTGAAAAAGCTGCGCGAGTTCGCGGCCGATCATGGCCCGCTCATTGCGCTCCTGGGCGACATCAACGCCTATCCCAAGGCGGCGAAAGTCTTGAATGACTTCACCACGGAACATCTGACGAGGGCTTTGACGCAAGGGCGCAAGGGCGCAAAAGCGCTGGCGAATGCGGGCGATATTCCAGGTCACGCATTTCGCGGGAATCAATATACGGCGGCAGAGCAAATAAATGACGTGCTGGATGGCAAACGGGATGAGGCGGCATACGCGAAAGTTTCCCCAGACGTGGCCGCCAAGATCAAAGCGGCCACCGGCCTTGATGTCAGCGGCCATCAACATTTTGTTGATCACGACGCATTGGTCCACATTGACCGGCAGCATGGGGTGGGCAAGGAAGATCAAGAAGGTCATTTGCCGGTCACCAAGGAGGACATCCAGAAGATTCCGCAAATTGTCAGCAACCCGGATTCGGTCACCGATGGTGGCAAGTCCGCGCGTGGGTTGCCAACCATCAAATACGCCAAGCGCTTCAAGGACACGACGTATTACGTCGAAGAGGTCTGGAGCAAAGACAAGCTGCTGGCGACAAAAACGATGTTCAAAACGAAGTAAAAACACGCCGGGGAATAGTGCGACTGCCGAGGCAGGCTTCTCTCACACGTCCGAAACGTCCGGCGCAGACAAACCATACCATGAATCAAAAATCTTGCAATCAAACTCTCGGGAGCATCGCCCTGGCAAACGCTTTCGATCCCGACCAGACGCGGGGCGAGGCAGGCAACTTCAGCGCCGATCTGGCCGATGCCATGGGGGCCGCGCATGCCGCCAGCGCCACCGCCCATGCCAAAGCGGACGCCGAATCCCATGCCCGGGCCGCCAAGCTGCACCGCGTGGCCGCCAAGCGCGCCACGGCGGAAAACAAACCCGCCCAGGCCACGACCCACGAAGGCATCGCCCAGGGCCACGACGCCATGGCCGCGTGCTGCGCGGATGAACCGGTGCTGGCCAATGACTCCACGGATGCGATCGACAATGAGGGCTGGGCGCTGATCGCCCCGTTTGGCAACCATCCCAAAACGCGCGTCTTTACGGATGGCGGCCGGGTGAAGGAACAGAAGTTCATTCAAGTGCTGGACAATGAATCCGCCGACGCCTTGCTGGACAATGAGAATTCTTTCTTCCGCAAACTGAAGCGCGCCCTGGTGGGCATCCCGGTTTACAAGGGCCACGGCGATTTGAACGACCACGATCCCAAGGCACTGGCCAATGAGACGCAGAAAATCAAGCTGGGGGTTGTGGACCAGATCCGCAAAGCCGAACCCCGGCCTGGCCGCCCCGGGGGCATTGAAGCGCATTTCACTTTGGACAATGACGGCGCTGAAGCCGTCGCGGCGGGCTGGAAGCTCCCGTCCGCTTTCTGGCTGGTGATGCCCATTGGCAATGAGGGCGACGCCATTCTGGCGCGTCCCTTCAAGTTGCTGTCGGTGGCGCTCACCCAGTTTCCAAATATTTCCGGCGTGGAGTCCCTGGCAAATCAGCGCGAAGCTGGTTCCCAATCACGGGCAGGGCACGCCGCGAGAACAGTAGACACCATGAAACAACTATTGATCGGGTGGCTCGCGGCTCAGGGCCTGGCCCTGGCAAACGATGCCACGGAACAGTCCGTGTTTGATGCGTTCCTCAAAGAGATGCAGACGCGCAGTTCCAGCATCTCCGCCCTGGGGAACGAAAAGAGCACGCTCAACGGCAGCCTCACCACGCTGACGGCGGATCGCGACGCGCAGAAAAGGCGCGCGGATGAAACCGCCCAAGCCCTGGGCAACGAACAGACCGCCCGCAAGGCGGAGCGCAAATACGCGGCCAGCCTGGCCGTGGATCTGGCCATTCAACGCGGCAAGGTCACCGTGGCGGATCGCGAGACCAAAATCACCGCGCTGGAAAACTCCGCAACCTTTGACGCGGAAGTGAAAGCGCTCTTGGAAGGCAAGCCCGTCATCAAGACGGAGGCGGTCAGCGGCCGGCAGTCCGCCGCGCTGGGCAATGAGGTGCAAGCCCTGCAAAACGAATACCAGCAGGCGTTCGCCACAGAGTTGGTATCCGCCGGCCAGGATCCCATCAAGGCGCATCAGAACATCATGCGCCTGCCCAAATATGCCGGCCTGGCCGCCAAGCTGGCACCGAAATAAGGCCAATAACCCACGCAATCAAATCCATTATTTATGGCTACTGACAAAGACGAAGACTTGAGCAAGCTCATCAAAGATGAGCTGATCGCCCGGCTCACCGCCGCCAATACCCAGCTCGCCACCTATGCCGCCGCCAGTGCGCAGCGCGCAAAGGATGAACTGGCCATCACCCAAAAAATGGCCCTCGGCTTAAGCCGCGACCAGGCCATTGCCGTCATTGAGCGGCAGAAAGCCCACGACCAAGCGGAGACGGACGCGAAAGCCGCCCCCGCCCTTTAAACTGAACACTGAACACTGAACACTTGACACTTTAACGAAATGAAAAAATTGAAAATCCAACTGGCGCTGATGCTTGGCACGCTCTGCGACCTCGGTGAACGCCTCTTCAAAGCCGGCCGGCCCGTGGCCCTGGCCAACTCGCTGGGTTTGCTTAATGAGCATGGCATTGAGTCGCTGCTTATTGATCCCGCGTCCACGTCACTGCCGTTCACCAACCGCTATCTGCTGATCCAGCGCGGCGCGTCGGGGTACCAATACGGCGATCTCTGCGCTGGCGGTGCCAGCGGCGCATTGCCGCTGGGCATCACGTCGGACGCGGCCTATGCCGTGAACGACGTCCTGAATGTGCGCCGCCTGGGTGCCCGCCCGGGATTGGAGATTGGCATTGCCGCAGCCGCCATCACGATTGACCACCTGGTCTATTCAGCGGCCGGCGGCAAAATCGCGGACCTCACCCTGGCCGGCAACGGCACATATTGGGTGGTCGGACGCGCGGCTGCCACGGTGGCCGCCAACAACAGCACGATGGAATGCCCCTTCGTGCCCGATGTGCCTTATCAGGTGACCGTCTCCAACGGCGGCGGCACTTACGCCTTTGTAGCCGGCACTTAAACCGCCGTTAACCGACCTAAAATGCAGTTAAAGATCAAAATCAAATGAAAATTGCCAAACCTTCCGCCCCGGCGGTCGCCCTGCACAACAGCGCCATTGCGCGCGCCTTGGGCAGCCAGGGCGTCGTCCTGGCCAATGACATGAACGATCTTCAGACGGGACAAATTGTCCTGGCGAATGATTCCATCCTCCGCACGGCCGTGCCGATTGAGGAGCTCACGCTCTTCGCGGCCAGCTATGACTCCATGGTGGGCAACGGCCTGGTGCGGTTGCGCGATTTCCTCGCGCCGCCCCGCCCCACGCCCAGCCGCATCTTCCGGCTCACCACGTACAACGAAAACGAGCCGTGGGAAACGGTGGATTACAACAAGGTAAAGCGCGGCATGCTCGCGGACTTCAGCGAGGTGCGCCAGCGCACGGCCAGCAAGAGCGATCTGCAAGGCTTCAATCGCGGCCTGTCCGTGATCCTGGATCGCGACGAATTGAAGGACAAGCCCGAGTGGCAGCAGATGCACACCAAATGGCTCATTGACCTGCTGAATCGCGCTTCGATCCTGGAAACCATGGCCATCTATCAGGCGGCGGCCATCAACGCTGGTACGACTTGGGATAGCGCGGCCAATCCCGACCTGGACGTGCGCACCCGCATCCTCACGCTGGCCAATACCACGGGCTTCTACCCGCAAAATGTGGCCTACGGTGACCAGGCCCACCTCAAGCGCCAGAATTCCTACGAATCGGCACTGACGGCCGGCTCGCTGGCGCGGGCCGGGCTGTTCACGGAACAGGAGTTGGCCACCGCCCTGGGCGTCAGCCAGGTGCTGATCAACGCGGAGCGTTACCAGAACACGAACACGACCAAGCAGGAAATCATTGGTCAGAACGTGCTTATCTTCACCGGCCTCAAAGATGCCGGCCCGATGGATCCCAGCAACATTGTGCGCCATGTGTTCAATGGCAACCTGGGCGGCGGCGAATATGCCGTTTACATCACCGATCTGGGCGTCAAGAAAGTGGCGCTCACGGTCGAGAATTACGAGCTGATCCACACCCAGCACACCACGGGCATTCAATTGCTAGCCGTCAGCTAACCAAAAGGCGAATGATAACCTTGTGGCACGGGCCTTCCGGCCCGTGCGACTCAAAAACAAATAAATATCAATATTATGAATCGCTCCACGCATCCCGCATCCCGCACTCCCCGCCGCTTGCTTCTGGCGGCCAGCCTGACGTGCGGGCTCGCCATCTCCGCCTCCGCGCAGGTCGGCACTTACGTTGCTCCCCGCATCAACACCGTGTTCAACCAGCCGGTGAGCAATACCGTCACCTACACGTTCTATGGCACCAACTGGCTCAACATGACCGGCTGGCACAACATGAACTGGATATTCAGCGAATATGCCTATGGCCCGGGCGGCACCAACCAGATTGGCACCAACCAGCTCGCGGTTAACCTGTACGGCAGTCCCGGCAACGGCAACAACTACACCAATGCTGCGGCCGGAACGAACTTCGTTTTCATTCCGACCCCGCTGCAAAATTGGACCAACAACCTCACTGCCAGCAACACGCTGGCGGCCGGGTTCTGGACCAACACGACCCAGAATCTGGGTGATGGGTTCCTGTGGTTCAAGGGTGCGGTCACGGTGGGCTGCACGAACGCCGCCGTTTCCAACCAGTTCTACCTGCAAATTGACCAGATCATCACCCCTTGACTGACGAGTGATGCGTGATGCGTGCAAACGCGCATCACGCATCACGAATTACGCATCACAAATATGAATCCTTACTTGGAACCTTGGGAGAGAAATATATGACCATCTGGTCCGCACTCACCACAACGGAAGTCCTCGCGCAATTCAACGATAGCGAGACGACGGCTTACGACACATCCAAAGGCGATTCCACCCAGGCGTCGCTGACGGACATCATCACCAAGGTGTCGGACCAAATCGTCCAGGCATATGCGGATGCCGGCCGGTTGATTGACCCCGTCACAGGCCTTGCGCCCGCAAATGGCACCATTCCGCCAGGGGAAAAGAATCGCGCGATCGCGCTGGTGCGCTGGAAATATCTGCTCGCCATCCCGACCGGCAAGTCTCTGGCCGAGAATCGCGCGGAGGAAGCCAAAAAGGCCGAGGAATATTTGCTCCTGGTCGCCCAGCGCAAATTCAAATTCAGCGGCGTGGCCACCAAACCCGGCCGCCGCCTGCACCCCTTCAGTTTCGACGCCATCGGCCAGACATAATCACGCATCACGCATCCCGCATGCCCTCCCTCGCGCAAACCTTATCCGATGCCCGGTCCGATCTGCCCAATTCCCTGGGCACGGCGGATCTGCGGAAATTGGGCGCGAACATTCTGCGGCAATCCATTTTCTCCGCCCGCATGAGCAACGCCACGGCCGTGCAGGCCGTGCGCGAGGCCATTACCGGCGTTCTGTCCGGGGTGAAGGGCCAAAGCGCCGACAACGTGGCCGAGGCGCGCCTGAAGCTCAAATACATCGGCCAGGCGCTCAGCTACGATCCGGCGAGCGGCTTCCCTGGGGAAAACGCGGAGCCTGCCGAGGCGGGCAGTCTGCGCGATCTGTTCAGCACCGACCGGATCAACCTGATTTTGAAAACGCAGGAGATGATGACCCAAGGCGCGGCCAAAAACATCTGGGGCAATGAGCCCGATGCCCTGGAGGAATATCCCGCCTGGGAATTGGTCCGCGTGGCGGCCGTGGAAGTGCCCCGGGGCGAGAAGCGCACCAAGGCCGGCCTGGTGGATGTGCCCACCGATGCCTGGGACAGCGCCAACGGCCGCTGGGTGGCCGCCGCCCGGGAATCTGGTGATGGTGACGCCCTGCGCATCTTTGAGGCCACCGGTCGCATGGTGGCGCGCAAGGATTCGCCCATCTGGCAGGCGCTCGGCGATGGCGCGGGCGGCTACGACGATTGCCTGGGCAATGACTATGAGCCGTTCGCTTTCAACAGCGGCATGGGCCGCGAAGAGGTTTCCGCCGGCGAATACGAGGAACTGGGTGGCGACGGCCGGAACGTTGGCCAGTCCGGCACGGACTTCGGTCCGGATGAAGTGGCCGTCCGCAAGGACCGGTTTGATCCGGATATTCTGAAGGCGCTCAAGGCTGGCCTGGAATCCGGCGATTTGAAATTCCGCGTACGCGTGGAGGTGACCCCATGAATCTGGCCGTGAAAATCGAAGTGGACACCGCCACGCCGGCCCTCCGCCAAATGCTGGACATGCTGGGCGAAGAAGGCCGGGGCGAAATCGTGGGCGCAATGGGTCGGCGCGTGGTGCGCGATACCTCCCGGCATGTCTCCCAATGGGGGCTTTCGCATCCCAACAAGCTCGGCGGCCGCCGCACGAACTATTGGTCGGGCATTGCGGCGAAAATCAATCCGGCTGACACGCTGCAGGTGGACGGCGGCACGGCCACCATGACACTGGGCGGTCCGGAAATGCCGGGGATCACGCGCGCCTTTGGCGAGGTCACCATCGTGCCCGGCACCAAAACGCCTGGTGCCAAATACATCCCGGTGCCGGCCAATGCATCGGCTTATGGCTTGCGGCCGCGTGAAATCGCCGGCCTGGTGCTGTTCTGGAAGGGCAAAGGCCAGGTGGGCGGTCTGGCGCAAGGCGTGGCCGTCACACGCACCAAAAACACCCGCAAGGGCCCCAAAGGCTCCAAATATTTCCGGCCAGGCCTGATCATGTTTTGGTTCGCGGACCGGGTCACGCAACCGCAGGATCGTTCGATTCTGCCCAGCGATCAGCAATGGTCCGACTCCGCCAATGCCGGCGCGGCGGAATGGGTCAACCTCCAGTTGAAAAAGCTGAACTGAAAATTGGATTAAACGTCACGTTTATTTATGAAATACGAAGATCTCTGGCCGCTGATCCAAAAGGACATTTTGGGCGCTCTGCAAGCCGATGAAGTGATTGGCACACGCAAAGGTGTGGCTGTGGAACCGGGCGACGTTGAGGATGCCCTGGAACGAAAAGTCAAGACCGCGATCGGGGCGGGTCTGGATGATCATATTGGCATCGGCTTCCTGGTATTGCCCATTGAAGAGGCGTCCGACGAGAACCCGAATATTCCCGGGGGCCCGCTGAAGCTGACCATCCGGGTGCAATTCGTGGAAAATGTGACCCTCAATCGCGGTCCGCGTGGCACGGGCCTGCCGTGCCGGGTATGGACGGCCCTGGCGGAAAAGGTGCTGAAACTCTACACACCGGTGGGCCTCACGCAAAATCTGGTGCCAGCCGTGCCGACGATTTCGGAATTCACGCCCGATCGCGATTCCAGTCTTCGCGTGGGGCAAGTCACCTTTTATACCGCCGAGGCGGATTTCCGGCCGTGGTTCAAAGTCAATCGTCCGCAGATCAGCGTTAGTGGCGCGGGCGTCTCGCCCGCGAGTCCCAACAGCTACCAACTCACCGGCACTGCTACCGTGACCGTGGCCGCGCCTGGTGCCGACATGATTTTCTACACCACGGATGGATCGCATCCTTACGAAGGCAATGCCGCCGCCCAACCTTATACCGCGCCAGTCCAGATTGTCGGGCCTGGTCTTTTCCGCGCCCGCGCTTTCGCGCGCGGCAAGGCCGGCAGCGACACGGCCGCCGTGAAATTTTTCC